ATCGTCCTTTGTATAAATTTTATGCAATAGACTATAGGTTTCATTTAATCTTTTTTTCTTGTCTTGCAACCTCGGAAAGAGTTCACGAATCAAATAATCAAATATATTATTGGAACTTGCCATTTCTTCCTTCATTTTAAAATCGAGCAATCGAGTCGGGACTATTTCATACTCTTCAAACAAACGTAAAGAATCTTCTGGAAAAGAAGACAAGTCAAAGAACATAGGCATCGTGTCTGTTTTTTTCTCGTATACGCCCAACTTACAAATCACCTTGTCTTGTTGGATCACATACACATAACAATAGGCGACACCTGATTCCGTCATGATCGTCTTTCCAGGAGCAACCAAAATGTCATTTCCTGAAATGGAAATCTTATACAACTCGCTCATGGCATCGCGATCCTCTTCTTCTAGTTTTTCTAATTGACTTGTATAGGTTTTTTGTGTGAGAAATGATTTAACCTGACTTTCCATTTATATATACTAAAGTATATTTTTATATGAGTAAATGACTCTTTATAATGTCATCCAAGTCCATACATTTAAACTTCATTTTAGGGGTGAGTTTTGGATGTTGTTTAATTTCCTTGACTTTACGAACCATCTGTTCCAAGTTTTCATGAAAAAGTAAATACTCCATGCATTCCTTTAAAATGATATAAATACAATGAAGCATCTGTTCATTGAGTTCTATTTTTTCGTATTCCGCGTCTTCCAATAATTTATTTTCTAACAACAAACATAAATCCGTGATATTGTCAATATCGCAGTTATTGGTCTTCATTAAATTGATAAAAAAGGTAAGGGTCGCATCCATCTGTTGAATCTTCTTGGTGTATTCACAGAACTTGTCGTAATCCGTCGTTTGGGTAAAGTCAAACGCTTGTAATTCCGTGAAATACTTATGGTAATGCACTTTAAAGACATCGTAAAAGGAACGGTTCATGTCAATGAGTTCCTTGTATAACTTGGAAAATAGTTTAGAATAAAACAAATTGGAACTCGCAATATTGAAGATGACATGTGTAATTTTATTCATGTCTTCTATATTCTCAATCCCTTTGACGAGAACACAGATGGAATCCCTCAACTTGTCATAGTTTTTTTCTGTAATTTTATTCAAAATCTTGAGAATTTCACTCACGGTACTTTCCTTTTTGACAATGACTGTTTTCTTGATCTTTTCTATGACCGGAATCTGAAGTATTTTTCGGATCTCATTCAGTTGATCGATCACGGAATCAGGAAGCGCATGATTTTCCTTTTTCATGGTCAAGGACACCTGAATAAATGTTTCGTAACTATGCATAGTATGATTATACTTTATATTTTTAAGTTATATCCTTCTATTAATTTTATCTATGGTTTGTATGGATGATATTCAACAACAGATTGATGATTTATATTTGAACGGTCCAACCTTTCATGAACCGATCCTTCATAAATTACCTATAGAATATGTGGAACATCAAGTATTGTCAGAGGTCATACGGAATGATCTAGAAATAGGCGGGTCTCATTCTCTTTATGCAAAGATCATCCCTGAGACATCTACGCTGATGAATCAATGGTGTTCCCTTTATACCAAAGATACTCGATTCTTAAAGCAAACCCAGAAATGTATCAAACGTTATTCTTCTATCCCTTATTCTTGTGATGCATTTAAGAAAGAATACGAATCTTTTAGTCAAGAGACCAATTTCATTGATAAATATCAATACATTGGATTTAAGATGTTCAAGCAGTTGAACGAATCTAGTGGATTTTTACATTGTCTCAGTTTATATAATTTGACAAGTCCCATCTTTTCTTTACTTTCTCCCTTGGTCATGTTATTGATACCCTTTATGCTTTTAAAGTTACAAAAGGTTCCCATCACCATCACTGGATATATTCAACATTTAAAGAATCTCTTTAAAAATACAAGCGTTTATCAACTCTTCTTTAATTTCTCCAGTATTTCTTTTCAAAGTAGAGTGTCCGCCTTTTTTTCGCTTTTTATTTATTTGTTGCAGGTCTATAACAATGTCTTGTCGTGTGTTTCTTTTTATCGTAACATTACCACCGTTTATAATTTTTTAATCCATTATACCGACCATTTAAAACAGAGTATCCTCCTCATAGACCGAACGGTTCAAAGTATGTGTTCTTACTCCACGTATCAACCTTTCCTTATGGAGTCTATGAGACAAAAGGACCGTCTAGAAAAGATGTTATATAAAATTCAAGAAATCCAACCCTGCGATTCTTTGTTTTTAAAAATAGGACAAATTGGTCTCTTGATGAATCTATACTATGAATTATTTATGAATGAACAAAACCACCAAGCAATCCAATACACTTTCTTTCTTCATGATTATAATTTGGATATTCTTTCGATTCAAGAGTCTATTCAAATGAAAAAATTAAGACCCTGCCACTATCGTAAAAAAACATCCATGCAAGGAATGTATTATCTCGCCCACATGAATGAACCCACGATTCGAAACGACGTAGACTTGAAAAATAATTTACTCATTAGTGGTCCAAATGCATCCGGTAAAACGACCTTACTCAAGTCTTTATTTTTAAATGTCATCATGAGTCAGCAATTCGGATATGGTTGTTATGAAAAAGCGAATATCGCTTGTTACGATGTCTTTCATTCCTATTTAAATATTCCAGACACCTCTGGACGAGACAGTCTATTCCAAGCGGAAGCGAGACGCTGTAAAGAAATTCTAGACTGTATTACGGAATACCCAGAAAAGAGACATTTGTGTATTTTTGATGAGATCTATTCAGGAACCAATCCAAACGACGCAGTCACTTGTGCAAAGTTATATTTGAAAGGACTCAATCTTCATAAACATAAAGTAGATTACATGATCACCACTCATTATATTGCCCTGTGTGAGTATTTTAAAGAGGTTCCCTACGTAAAGAATCAAAAAATGAGGGTCCAAGAAAGTCTAGAAAAAATAGAATATGATTACAAAATTATGGATGGAATCTCTTATGTGAACGGGGGAATCTTTATTTTAAAACAACTAGATTATCCTTCTTATTTATATGAATCCGTTTGAAATGATTTAGAAAAATATTGAAAGTAAGTATATGGGATTTTCGTCTATCTTAGACATTAGTAGTTTTTTTATCGGAATGATTATCAATCTTATCTTTGTTGCGTTGATGTGTTATTATTTCAAGCGAAAATATGATTATTTATACGATGCACAATGCGAACAGTCTAAGGTGATCTATCAACTCTTACATAAAAATATGCAGTCCCAATCTCAAACCGCCTGTGCTCCTTCTATGGACTTTACGTGTGATCCATTGGTAAAAGTAAATACGATTCATTCGGATAGTGAGAGTGAGGACGAGAGCGAGGACGAGGATGAAAACACTCCCGTCTTTAGTGTTGAGAAATACACCCAGGACCACTCCAACGCAGAGAACTTGATCTTAGAAGTAGAAGAGGTTAAATCAGATGAACTGAAAACAATTCAATTGAATGATTTAACCGTGGAACCCGTCTCAGAACCGTTGGACATGAATGAAATTACCGTCAATGTAGAAACAGAACCCGATGTATCGGATACAAATTACAGCAAAATGTCTATGAAACAATTGAAAGAAGTTCTTACGTCCAAGGGAATTAAACCAAAAAACAATATCAAAAAAGAAGAATTGATTGAACTCATTACAAAAGATAGTTCTTAAAGAGATTTATTATCTTAAATTATACTATGTGGGGAACGCAATATACGCCAAATAATGATAAGGGTTCGAATCATCCTGGTATTTTAAACGACGGTAGACATTTTACAGACTATTCTCAAAATTCAACAAGAAATGAAAAAATCAAAAAAGAGAACCATTTAAACACAAACGAAGAATACCGTAATTTTTTAGTGAAGAACGCGGACACTGTCATGCAATACAACTATGAAAACAGTATTCACAAAAATCAAACTCCTTATTTTCCGTCCATTCAACATGGGTCTCCGTATTTATATGAAAATATGCAAGATGATTCAAAACCTTATGGGTATGAAGATTCTATTCCAAAACAGATATATTTGTCTCGTGAACAAATCGACGACAAGAAACGTAGACTCTACAAGGAAAATTACTAATTAAACATTCGATCTATACTTAGGTATGTTCTTAAGTATAGATGTGGGAATTAAAAACCTCGCTTTTGTGGTCTATGACCAAAACATTTTGGAATGGAAAGTGGTTGAACTCTGTGAAAAGGGACAAAATGCATCCAAGTTAAATATGATCGAGGTAGGCAAAAAATTGTTTGAGACCTTGGAAATCCTTCACTATCCCATTCAACATATCATTATAGAAAATCAAATAGGACAAAACGCCATACGCATGAAAATGTTACAGGGGATGATCACCTTTTATTTTATATCGAAAGGAATGCATCAGATTCATTATTGGAATGCAGGTAATAAATTGAAACGGTTTATCAAGGGTAAAACGAC